AGACGGCCGGGATATTCGCCACCACCATCAGCGAGGCCACTTTCGCCAACAATACGATCTACATCGACAACGATGACAATACCGATTTCCATTATGGGATCGAGGGCGACAACTGCGATGCCTGCGAAATGAGCAACAACACGATTGACATGGTCAATGCGGATGCGGCCAAGGACATCGGGATTTATCTCGACGCGACGAGTGATGGCAATCGAGGCGTGAATAACACCGTCGCCAATGTGCAGGCGGGGAATGGTATAGACGATGACGGGGCAGGAAATACCGTAGCCGTGACGGAGGTCTGATGCACTGTGCGATCCACCAAAAAGGCTCTGACGTGATCCACCGGTTCGTGAGGGACGCGGTGCGTGTCGGCAACAACATCCGGGGGAGCAAGGGCGTGTTCCTCTGCGAGCGGCGGCGCATCGAGGATCATTGGGCGATCCGGTGGACCGAGGACGTGGCCGAACCGGTTTTTGATGAGTCTGGCCAGCGGACCGGATGGAGCAAGGCCGTTTCCGATCTTCGCCCGGTCCCGGAATACGAGGGCAAGCCGATGGGCACACGCGAAGACGTGGACGCCATCACGCACATGGCGATCAGGACGAAATACTCGGCCGAGCACGAGGTCGAATTGCTGCGGCGCAAGTGCATGAACAATCAGAACCATCCATTTGCCGCGGAATGGGACGAATACGTGGCGCATGTCGAGGGCGCAGTCGCCCAGGGCCGGAAGTTCAAGGACAAGCATTTTCCCAAGCAAAAGGAGACAGCAAAATGAGACTTGCAAAGATAACGGCGATCGTGATCCTGGCCCTGATTCTCGCAGTCCCGGCCATGGCGGGCGTAACGGAAACCCGGATCAAGTCGAACATCTACGAAATCACGTGGTCATGGACGGCGGGCGCACTCGGGGCGGTGACATCGGAGACCTGGCCGATTGACGGCCTGGTGATCCTGGCCGAATCCAATCCCGGATCCGTGTCCCCGACGGCGAACTATGAAATCTTCGTGGCCGATGAGGACGGCGCGGACGTTTTCGGGGACACCGGGACGGCTGCAAGCCCGGGCTCGGACGGGAGCCTGGCCAACCGGTCACAGACCGTAAGCCAGCGGGCAATGCCGCTCGTCAACAACGTCTATTCGGCCACCATTGTCGGCGGATCCGTGACGTTTTACATCATCAACAATTCCACCGTGGGTGCAACGGGCACGCTGAAAATATACGTGCTGAGATAAGGAGGCCGACCATGAAGAGGCTAATTTTTGCGGTTTTGGTTCTGGCTTTCGTGGCGGCTCCGATTCCGGCGCATGCTTTCGGGTTCCAGGTGATCACTATGGGAGGCCCGGGTCCGGCTTCGACATCAGCGCCCGGGATAGTAGAATACGCCACGGACACCGAAACGAAGGCGCTAACGGCAACGGATAAAGCCGTCACGCCGAGCAATCTCGGGGCGCTAAACGCCACGACATCCCAAGAGGGAATACTCGAAACTGCCACCGACACAGAGACGAAAGCCCTGACGGCCACCGATAAAGCCGTGACGCCAGGAAACTTAGGCGCACTGAACGCCACCACGGCTCAGGAAGGAATTGCCGAGTTCGCCACGGACGCAGAGGTACAGACCGGGACGGCCACGGACAAGATGTTGTCTCCGGGAAACATCCAGTCGTTGACATCCACTACGGCCCGAGACGGCATCGTGGAGCTTGCCACCCCTGCCGAGGTCGTGACTGGAACGGCCACTACCCTGGCCGTGACGCCCGAGGGCGGGACAGGCGCCTACCTCGATGAGAAGAACGACCTGTCCGACCTCGCGGATCTCGCTACCGCCTGGATCAACATCGGGGCTGCGGTCAACATCGTTGGCGGCTCCATCGTGCTCACGGCGGCTTCGGCCACCATGGGCCTGAGCCGATCAGAGGATGGTGCAATTTACATCACTGTTCAGAACCTGAACGCGGGCGTCAATGCGGCAGCGGGGTTCTCGGTTACCAGCGATGGGGTTGCAGGGTCCATAGCGGCCACTTCGGCGGCATATAATGTTGCTGGTCTCTATTCTCACCTGGCGAGCCGTATTGGTTTTGGGAATACGTTTGGGTCCGAAGGGGATGGCATTGGCATCACGTCTTTTGGGACTTCATCGAATCTGGAAATCTATGTAGGCCAGTATTGCTTATCGACGGACCTGCGCGTGACAATCGACACGGGCGGCATTATCGTGGGCAACGCCACGACGGGCGGGACGATCACGCTGTATGATGTCACGTCGGCGCCTACCCCGGCCGCGGCATCGGCGGAACTCTGGTACACTTCAACGACCGGGCCGATGGTCACCTTCAAGGATTTTGAGGGCAACACCCAGACCGAACCGATCGTAACGAGCCGGGCGCAGCTTGAGATAGACGCCTATTCTGTCCAATCGGCCACGGGAGACTTGCAGGGCATTTTTGCCGTGCCCGCCGAACTGGACGGCTGGGTGTTGTCCAGTGCCGAGGCGACGGTGTACACAAAGGGCGCCACGGGCACGCTGGACATCACCCTGGAGAGGCGACGGGTGACCACGAAGGTGGACATGCTCTCCACTGCTATCACGGTAGGGGACGAATACTTTGCAGCCGACGGCGTGATCAACACCAGCAACGACGACGTGGCCCAGGGCGATACCATCATCGTGAACATCGACGCGGTACATACCACGCCCAATTACGGGCTATGGGTCACGCTGATCTTTAGGCCGTAGGAGGCCCAAAATGATCCCTAAACGAGTCTGTCTGATATGGGTGGCCCTGGTTGCCCTGATATTCCTCGGGGTCGCCCTGGCGCGGGCTGAGGCCGGGACGTTCACGCTGTTCGTGGAAACGCAGAACCGGCCCGACGTGAGCATTAACGCGCCATGTTCAAAGGCAGGGGACATCCTTGGTGTCTTGCCGGGCCTCGTGCCGGGCGGTACGGAAGAGCGGAAACAATGCACCATCGTCCACGTGAGTGGGCTGACAGATAAGGAAGTGCAGGAATTGATGGCCGAATATCGGCCCGGAGGGTTGAAACGCCGCTACCAGGTGGACCTTGCCACGGTGAAAGCCACCCTGGCGCCCACCATGGACCTGGCAGCTATCGCAGATGCTCGCATTGTCTACCAGCCCATCGAAAAGCTGGTCATTCCGGTGGGTTTCTTTGCCATTTTCTTAGACAAGGTGGCCGGGAAGCTGATCAACAGGCCGACCATCCCGGCCATAGAAGAGTTAGGAAAAGAGATATGAACCGCGCCCTTGCGATCCTTCTGTTTTGTCTTGTTGCCCCGTTGGCTATGGCGGATTCATCCCGGGTGATGCCGACCGTGTACGATACGGCGACCTTGGGCGGGGCCGCGCGGACCTATCAGTCCGTCAACGTGTGGGAAGCCGCGACACAAGGCAACCTCGTAACCGGCGGCAGGGGCAAGGTGCTTGAGTGCTACGCCGATGGGGATGCCACGTATGACCAGTCCTTTACTATCGCCGGATCAATCACCAATGCCACGCTGTTTCGTGTACTCAAAGCGGCGGCGGGGCATGAGTACGTATTCGCAACGGCGGCCGGGTTTGCGTTTGCCTATGACACGGCAGCGGCGGTAGATCCGTACTATGTTGGAGAGGACAATTTCGGGCTCTATGATCTTGGCTTCACGCTTGTCGGGCAAAACCACGCAACAATAGCAGCAGCAGTCTATTTTGTGGCGGGCAAGTCGGGCTATCGTATGGTCGGTTGCACCGTTTTCGACTGTATCAACGCGGGATCCGGGACGTATGACGGCGTTGAACTGAACGGCGCGGGGACATTCATCAACTGCCTGTTCGTGGACAACGACAGGGTGGGCTGGTTTGCGCAAGCCACGGGTGGCACCAACCTGGTCTATAACTGCACGGCTATCGGTGGGCAATGGGGCTATTACGCCGTTGCTGCCGGAGACACGAATACGGCCATAAACTGCATCGCCCAGGGGTTCAGCACGGCAGGGTTTGATGGCAGTTTTGACGCGACGACAACCTGCACAACGTCTGGCGTGACCTTCGTTGGCGGTGACGACTACCACCTGGCCGCAGGTGACACGGTGGCAAGGGGCAACGGCACGGACTTGTCTGGGACGTTCGACGACGACATTGACGGCGATACGCGGTCGGCCTGGGACATTGGGCCGGACGAATACCAGGGAGCCCCTGCGGCTACCGGGGGTAAAAGGAACAGCTTTTTCTAAGGAAACGAGGGCCTTATGAACATTGTCCCGAAGGACACCTTCAGAGAATACGACACGGAAAGCAAGATGAACACCGTCTACGACGTGCTTTTCGAAACGCATGGCGAGGCCATGGAGATAAAGCGCACGCTGAACGGGGACCCGAATAACGCCAAGGACACCGGCCTGTGCGGGACAGTTATCGGGCTTGCCGAAAAGGTGGACGGCCATACGCGGATATTTCAAATTCTCGCCGGCGGGGTCATAACGATAGCCACGGGATTGATAGTCTGGTTTGTTAGAGGGGCGTGATGGACCCATTACGCACAAGCACGCTGGTCAAGCGGGAAGAGGACTACCGGGATGTTGTCTATCTATGCCCCGGTGGCTTCCCCACAGGCGGCTGGGGGCACAAACTCATGCCCGGGGTGGATGACTACCAGGTCGGGGACAAAGTGCCTCAGGTGGCCATTCTGCGATGGTTCGAGGCGGATATGGAGGCAGCTCTGGCCGACGTGGAGAGCATGGGCCCGCCCCCGCTTGGAGATGTGCGCCACGCGGTGCTGGTAAACATGGCATTCTGCATGGGCCGGAGTAGGCTGGCCGGATTTGTGGACATGCTCACGGCGGTCAGGATGGAGTCTTGGGGCATCGCGGCGGACGAATTACTTGACAGCCTATGGCAGCGTGACCTTCAGGGTTACGCACCCGGGAAAGAGACCCGGGCCGACAGGCTGGCGAGGATGATGAGGACCGGAAAATGGCCGGAATGGCTGCGGCCGGAACCACTACAGGGGCAAGACCCCAAGGAGGTAGGCATGGCGAGTATCAAAGAGGTAGGGGCGAAGATCGGGATGCAGCTTTTGGAGACCACGCTTCCCTTGGTGCTCGGGGCTATTTCCCCGATGCTGGTCAAGGCGATCCGCGATGCGGTGCGAGGGCTCCGCGATGTGGCAGCGAAAACGGACAGCAAGGTCGATGATATCCTGGTTGGTATCCTGTGCACTATCGTCGGGATAGAGGACTAACCCATGGCCAAGCCCGCTTACAAATCCAAGACCATCCACGCCAATGTGGAGGGCACCGGGGCGGCGATTCTGCTTGTGTGGTTGCTCGAGCAGTTCGGCGTCAAGATGGGTCCGGTAGTGGCGGCGGCGGCGGTTGGCGTGATGATGGGAATTGCAAACGTCGTGCTCAGGATCGTGACACGGGAGCCCATCGGATGAAACGGCGCGAACGTGACCCATGGCTTGACGAGCGGTGGCGGGCGCTAAAGCCGCGCACCGTCATCGCCGTCAACGCCGGGACCGTGCTACGGCTGGCCCGGGCGGTGGTGAAGTGGATCACTCGCAAGAAGGGCGGTTAAGGTCGCAGTGCCCCATGCGCCGGGTCAGGAACGCTGCGGGCCGGTGGGAATACGCCGGGTATTCCGGGTCGAGCCAGGGCCTCACCGGCCGGAGCCAGGACAGGTCAACCCGGCGGCGTAGCGTGAGGTTGCCGGGGCCTTCATTTAAGCCGTAGACACTGATGTACCAGTGGATCATATAGATTTATCCTCTTGCTTCGCCATTTTACCACCAAATCCTTTCTATTTGCCCCGTGTAGGCCATTTCGGGCCTAAACAGGTAGGTCCGTACCCTTTTCAGGGGAAAGCCCGTTAAGGGGCCATTTTGAGCGCGAGCGGGTCCTCCCTGGGACAATTTCGTGTATGGTTACCTCACC